CGTTTATTCGCCGTATCGACGGGCAAGAGAAGCCTTTGAAAACAGATCGCGTCCTTATTGGTTTCGTTGTCCGGTCTTTCCCTGTTGCGTTATTTGCTCTCATGTGCGGCCTTATGTTTGATATGGATTGGCGCGGTTATGCTATGGGTACAACAGTTGGCGGCGCGGTGTAGGTTGGCCTGCAAATGCAATACCGTGAATGGGAAGATTTATCCCTGTACCAAGTATTTCGCATGTGGCCTGCCATGATGGGCTTTGCCGTAACATGCCTGCAATCGGTTTCTTTTGCGCTTGTGGGCGTTGTTGCATGTCTTCTGGCTGGGGTAGTCCGTCCTGTGCTTGATCGTCGTTCTGTGGCGAATTACACGGTGTATTCCGAGTATGCGGAAGGTGCTTTGATGTGCCTGCCGTTTTTTGTTGTCTTAATCTAAGGAGTAAATGCCATGATGCAAGGATTTATTGCAGCTTATCAATATTGGTGGTATCGAACTTGCCGCGCAATTCTTCCCTTGCCTGACAACCGAACGAATTAACCCAACATGGCGGTAGTCCGCTACAGGCCACGGCCTCACATGATAAGAGCGGCGGTTTCCATGAGTGACCGCCACTTTTTTATTAATAAGTTTAGTGCCCTCTATATCGCGGAATATCTACACTTTCGAACTTTCCACTTGTGCTTATGCATTTTACCTTTAGATGTCTATCCATTTTTACAACCTCTTTACCAACGTGAATGCATTGATTGCGCGTGTTAAATTCTTTCATTTCAACAGTTGTTGTGTAAGGTGACCACGCTGACACAACTACAAGAATCCATGCTTTAATCATCTCGGCACCTCAATCTTGATCGGTTTGCCGTCTCGTAGGACTGGGGTTAAATGTTTCTTTTCTACAATTCTGTGTGACGTCACCCATGTATCATTTAAACTCACCATAGCGAATTTTTGCCCATCGCTGTTTTTAACCCAATAAGCACACCCATCTTCCAGCATATCCTCGACGGTCGGTTCGTAGGGTTGCCAGTCGTCCAACGTAATCAGACAATGGACGAATTTAGAAGAAACTTTATCTGTGCTCGGGCACAAAAAGTTCACATTGTTTACGTTCCAAGTATAATAAATCCCGGGCTCACTTTTACGTTCAATACTACCGCCATTGCGCAAATGTTCCAACACGTCGAACTTGTCCAAGCTGTCACGGTATTCAGTCAGGGCTTCAATTGCTTTTTGAGCTTCTATCCATTTTATTGGTCTTTCTGCTTCCGTGCCCAAATAATCACAAAATGCGTTAATAAGTCCGTTGATTTCGTCTTTCGTCATAGTCATTTGCAAATTCCTTTCCTAAGCTCCTGCTGAATAGCCGCTTGATCAACGCTGCCTTGCGTGTATCCGTCACTATATGCGCGTGAGGATATCACGAAATAAACAATGTACAGGCAAAGCATAATTGCTAAACAAGTTATCAAGCATGCGACTGCTGTTAAGATCGTTTTCATTTCAACCCATACCATTCTCTATGAAGTTGATTAACAATGTTGTGCGGTGAACATCCAAGCTTTTCCGCTAACTTTTCCACTGTCGCCCAAGCTTCGTCGCGTTGTTCTCTTGATAGCTTTACCAATCTGCGCTTAAGACCGATCCTTTTAGCCCTTAAGTAGATAGATGCAGGTGAACGCCGCATGATTTTAGCTATCTTAGGCGCTGGGTAATCGTTATCCCAATACGCTTTTAAAGTCGCATCACCGCGCGCTGTCCATTTCTTGCTGGCTCGCATTATGCGTTCCCCATTTCGGGCCATTCGCCAGTTTGCAAAAATCTTCGCAGTGATGGGCTTTTAATGACCTTCCAGCGTAACCGTTTTAATGCATCGTGTGATTGGTCAATTCTTGCTTGCATGATGTTCTTATCTGATTTTGGACCGCGCGTTCTTTCGTAATATCCGGAAAGCAATTCCTCTGGCAGAGTTACCTTTCCATCTGCGTGATGCCGGCGCAACTGGTCAAGCGTTCGATGCTTAGATTTGCCATAGATGCGGACAGTTTCTTTAAGGTCCCTCGTCTGGTCCCATGCTTTGAGTAATTTGCGCTCCAATTCAATCTTTTTCGCTTCATACCCACTATTGATGTTGTATTTATACCGCAAATTACGGACTGTTCGCGGGTCAACGTTCAGCTTTTCCGCGATTACACTGTCATTCACAAATTCACCAGCCATACGGCGAACTTCTGCAACCATTTCTTTTGTCGTTTGCATTATTCCCATCCTAAGTCTTGCGGTGATGGCAGCGTGATGTTTAATTCTGTCACTGCAAAGGCCATCACCTTATTCATAAACTCTGACATCTCTTTTGTGTCTAGCTTTGATGTGTGGCGCGACACGATTGATTTGTCACGCACTTGTATAAACTGAGGTGTCAAAAACTGTACCTTGAGATATTCCTTCATCTCAAAATCAGAATATCCGGTATGTTGTGCCAGAATGCTGACCCATTTGTGGAACAGCGCGTTTTGACCATTTGATCGTTTGCGCTTAAATGGCTTCACTTCAATCTGGTAAGGCTTATCAATAGGCAGTCGCGCAACAATGCCAAGCACGCGTGTCCTGATATCCTCATTCCTGATTATGATTGTTTCTTTGTCCTGCATCTTGTTATTTCCAGTGTTGCAAGTTGATATTGTCCTGAGATCGCATACAAGCGTTTGGCAAGTGGTGCGGGGTCAATGCCTTCCCGTTCCCAGAATGTGCGCTCTCCGATGTTGTGCTGTTCCCTGTGGTGTATTGAACACAGTGGGACGGTTAAGCTATCGTCCGGTTTCTGCCCCATGCCGGAACACGAACCCATGCGAACATGGGCGGCTTCTGACATGGGGGACAGGCAAACAACACAGGGCAAAACTCGAATAAATTTCAAATGCCCTGCATCGCGCACGCGCTTTTGCTTAGGTATTAGCATTGCGCAACTCTTCCTTCCGGTTACTCGTGGCGTTCTTGATTTCGCAGTACAATGCGTTGTTTCGTATCTCCAAGTCATCAAGTCTATATTCGTTATCATCCATCAATTTTTCAACTTTCTCCGCAGATGGCGCTTTAGATACCGCGCTGATCATCTTGGCAGAAAATTCTTGTTCACTATCGCCCGGCACTGTCAGAACTTCACGGTCATACCAGCTTTTCTGCTGACGTTGTGGCGCTGGTTTTTGTTGCTTTGGTTCTGGCTTTCCATTGCTGACAGCGTTGCCGTCGTCGTCTTCCTCTGCGGAGATACAAGCGATCGCTGCCAGACCTTGACGGCGTGCATATGTCAGGGCAGAACCGTATCCTTGCGCGTTCTTGCGATCGTAAATGATCGGCGTGATGGATTGTTGCACAGCGTCACCTTTACGCAATTCAGTTCGAACAACTTCGCGTTCCCCCATAATATCTGTAAGTTGTAAAACCTGAACGCCATGTTTTGACATTGCAGGCACAACAGCGTCACGGATTGCCGCAAGGTCTGCATATTTTGATTTGAAATGAGGGTTAATCTTGTTCAAGTTTGCGTTTTTCATTTCGGCTTGTGCTTTAGACACGCTGTTGACCAAATCAGCCATATCGTTTTGTTTCGCTTCCATTATACAACTACCTTTTTGCTTGATACGATAAATCCGGGAATGTGCTTGCCTTTTGTCTGGCGCGCTTCTGCCAGTGCCAAACTTGAAAGCAGATCATGCACTTTCTGGTTATTCTTAAAATACTCGAACGCTTCATCAACTGACATAAGATCAACCTCGTAATCTTCGCGTGTCGTGAGTGCGCGCCCAAATGATGATTTTGCGTTTGCCTTTTCCTTTAAAGTCTTGTTGACCTGCGCTTGTGCTTTTTTTGCCGCTTGCATCGCGTTTTCACGCTCCACGGTAGCTTCTAAATCGTTTTCCTTACGTGCAGCCGCAATAGCTTCATGAGCCTTGCGTTCGGCTTCATCTGCCTCTTTGCGTTGGAGTTCAATTTCCGCAATGCGTTGGCGTTCTTTTTCTGCTAGATACGGGGCGAGGCAATTCTTTAGCGCATCGGTTGCAAGGTCAATCTTCTTGGCAACGTCATTCTTTTTTGCATCCACCGCCTTACCAGCAATAAGGTGCGGCTCTTTCTCTGCCTTGTGCCATTTGGTAACAGCGGTTTTCTGTTTGCGCAAAAGATTAATCAGGTCAGAAACACCTTTCTCTTGCGCTTCGTTCTGCACGTCTTCACCGTCTGCCCATCCCTTAGCCTCCTCAATTAGATCGTTGACGTCTTCCAAGATAATATCGTATTCGCTTGGTGGGTTGTTGTGTCCGAGTTCAGTCATTTATATTCTCCCTAATAGTCAAAGACGTCATGCCGCATTTGCTTAAGCAGTTTCGCCTTTAAACGTTCAATGTCTTCGCAAGCGTCCTGTGAAAGCCCGTTATCTTCGATAATGTGTTGGGCAAGGTTGAGTGCATCCTCAAGGTCTTGCCACGGCTTGCGGCGGTTGGCGCGGTTGTTTTTTCCGATCTTCATCCAACTGGGACTTTTCCAGATAATGTGTCCCATTTCGTTTCCTTTCTACTCCCTGATATCACCCAAATGCATTCCTAGCACTAGGTAGATATTCTTAATCTTGTTCGAAATCACTCGGCTTAAAACCCTTCAACATCCATTTGAGAACCACACAAGCAATAGGATTAGGGTCACGCCCTGTTTCTTTATCGCTTTCCCATCTGCGGATTGTGCGGGAGTCTGTATCAAGGATTTTTCCAAGTTGTGAATGAGAGAGGCCAAGTTTATTTCTGGCCTCTTTAAATTCAGTGCGGGTCATTAAGTTTTCCGTTTCAATTCTCCAGCCCAAGCCATTCCATTGCTTGCTGGTGTTCTTCTGCGGTCATAATACCAGCACCACTGGCATTATCAATTCGCTGCAAGAGGGCAACATATTTTTCCTTTAATGTCGCAGCCATTTGCGCGGCTTGAAGTGCAGCCTTAACATCTGCGGCATCACCCTTGCCTGTAAGGGTCGCTATTCCTAAATCAATGGCGTGAACATTGAATGCAATTCGCATATCGTTTTTATGTGAACCATTACGTTTCATAATCTATCTCCTGATTATCAAGGCGGGCTTCATTGCCCTTTCTGTAATTTTAGAATAGGGCCATTGGCCCTATATGTCAACTACTAAAACAAGAAAAGTACAATTATTTTTAACGGCTTCTATGCTTACAAAGACTTGTTAGGCCGGACAATTTAAAAAATTGCCAATGTCCAAAAACTCAGGACCAAGAGAGCCATCTTTTTTAATGCGGCGCATCCAGAACCAGCCAGCACGATCTGACATTTCGGTAATGGTTACTTTGCCAAAATTGAAGTCCAAAACAGTATCGCCTTTTTGAACATCCGTTTTCCAAACTTGGTTAGACATATCTGCCTCCTTTATCCTTGTAGGCTTACCTATAAATTAAATCACGTTACGCTGGCACACCTTGTCGGGTCGGTCAAAACTCGAAACCACGGAAAACCCTTTCCTGTTTTATCCAGTTGGTAAATCAAGATGTGCCAACGAAACGCGATCCTAAGACCGCGATGTGTTAAACAATTGGCGCATGACATTGACCGCCAACCCAATTCTTTGCGCTATACGATTGATTATCATATTCGGCGTTTTCGATAATAGTCAAAGCGCCGCGCTCAATATTGTCATGCTTGGCAGCGTCTAAAGCGTCACGCAATTCAACCAGTTCGGCGCGAATATCGTTATTATGACATTCCAGTTCATACGCCATAATTTCGCTGATTAGATCGGTCAGCTTTTTGTTAATTTCCTGCACTGCGTTGTAATCTTGTGTCGCGCTTGTCATTGCCGTTCCCTTTCGTTTTACGCAATTGTTATTTTTTTATACTTTGGATCGATTGATGTAATCTTTAAATTTTTATCAGTTTCCAAACCTAAACAATATTGCACATGAACAAAACAACCGCTTAAAGCCATTTGATCGCGTTTGTCAAAATAACCCAGGTCTTTCCACAGTCTGGACAGGGTAGGTACATAATCGCCAACGCTCAAACCTTTTAAAATTGCGTAGCACTCTTTCTCCATTCCGAAAAATTTAATCGTGTCTTTATCAGTAGAGTCCATCGCATCTTGGAAAATTTTATTAAACGTTTGCATAACCCGCTTCCTTTCGTTTTGTGATGCTCTTTTATGGCATGCGGGTAAATATGTGTCAATAATATTTTTGTAGTTGACTTTCTTTTTTTATGCAATTACATTACATCTATCAAACGCAAATGAGGACAACATGACTAATTTACAAAACAAAGGCCACCCGCTTGAAATTTGGGCAGCTAAAAAAGGTATTAGCACGCAAGAAGGAATTGCAGTTCACGTTAATATGTCAGCAAAAACAGTTTTCAACATCATCCGTGGCAAGACAGTCCCGCGCGGTCAAAGCATTGTCAACATTGAACGTGCGACAGGTGGCGAAGTAACTGGAAAAAAGTTGATGGATTGGTACTTCGATCCAAAACGCAACAGCCAATAATGGTGATTAATGTTATACAGTCCATACGAAAATAACCAAGAGAGTTACTGTAAGAAATGTTTTCACCGTGTTTTAAAAGCCCACATGTGCCGCAAATGTACAATAAAAGATAAACTTGGATTGCCGTCAAATTTTAAACTTAAACCAAAGAAAAAAGGATAATATATCGATGGGATACAAATGTCTTACTGTTGCACACGGAGACGAAACATCTTTAAGGGTGGAGGATACGCCTGATAAAATGTGGTGCGAAATAATCCCGCATGACGGCAATGCGGTTCAATTAAAGCCAAAAGAAGCGCGCAAACTAAGGGACGCGATCAATACTTGGCTTGAAAATAATGATCCAGAACATCGGTAAAGGATTAACCATGCAAATGCTTACAAAGGTAAAGCTGGCGATTGCGCAACTTGAAGGTCAAACGGTTGATCAAGCGTATCGCAGCTTATACCCACCAGCCATGCAGGACGGCTTTCGTCGTTACGACACGGCTAAACAACAACACAAACGCTTGCCGGATTTGCGTCCGGCTATGAATGAACAACTGAAAAAGGAACTGAACTAATGGCTACTGTTACAATCACGTTAAAAGATGAAGACGGAACTGTTTCCGTATATGTTAATTTCGGTGAAGGTGTTGACGCTGATAACGGAACTCCAGCACAGGAAATGGCGGCGTTTGCCATGCTTAAAATCAACGAATATTTTTCGGAAAAGGATTAAACACATGACAGATAACACACAAGTCGGCGGTATCGCTGGTGATGCACTGCGTCAATATGTCGAACGTATCGAGCGTTTGCAGGTCGAACAAGACGCGCTTAAGGCCGATATCAAAGATGCATTCGCAGAAGCAAAAGGAAACGGTTTTGACGTTAAGGTAATGCGCCAAATCATCCGCAAGCGCAAACTTGACGCGCAAATGCTTGCTGAAATGGAAGAAGTTGAACACCTTTACCGCCGCGCGCTGGGGATGGAGTAAGAGGATGAAGCTTAAAACATTTCAAGGAGGTCTTGTTGAAGATTTATTACCCAAGGGTTTGCGGTTCGCCTTGCATGAATATGATGATTTGCGCGACCAAAAGGGATGGGGCGAAGCTGATCGCATCCTAGATATCCGTGGCGATGATCTATCTGATAAATCACTTGGTCGCTTACACCGTGGTTGCTTCAAACTGACCAAGCGCGGGTTAACTCTAATGGCTCGCAAATATAGCCATGTATGTGGTCAATATGTTGGTGATCACATTGGAGACTTATCAACATTACAAGGCTTGTTTTACTGGAACGGCGGGGATGAATTTGTAACCCGCATTTTGGTCAATGCATGGAAGAAAGGAAAGTAAATGAAACACTTTTTCTCTGAGGCGCTAAACACAATCATCGTTGCACTTATGGCGCTCGCGGTGATGGTCCTATGGTAAAAATGAAAAAGCAATATCCAGAACAAGATTTGCAAAAATCGTGCGTTGAGTTTTTGGATATGCAAGCGCCCAATGATTTGTTTTATACGGCAATCAATCCGATATCAAAAAAACCTATCTGGATGGCTGTTTTATGTAAAGCGATGGGTATGAAAAAATCTGTGCCGGATATGCTTTTTCTTTACCAAAGCCGCGCTTTCTTTGTCGAATATAAAATCGGCAATGGAAAGCCAGACAAATGGCAGCGCGAACTATTTGAAAAAATCGAACAAATTGGATTTAATATTTATGTCGTGCATTCTATTGGAGAATTGCGTGACGTATTGAAAAAGGAAATGGTCATTTAATGATTACACAAGACGCCCACGAATACCTTGCAGACCAAGATCAAGACAACCCATGCGAGGGCTGCATTTACAGCGTTGAGAACGACTGTGGACAGGGCCGCGAGTATGGGAAACCAACCAACTGTTATGAGGATTTAAACTGATGCGTACACTTAAATTTTACGGTGCAAGTGACGACTTGTTTTACATTGAAGGTACAACAAAAGACGAGCCGGACGAAATCGGATGTTTTGAAAAAGTTGTTACCGTATGGGTAGGTAATGAAGATGAAGGTTTGTTTGTAACTGGCATGTATGCGCCAAACAATTCATCTGCTTGCTGGATGGTTGGTATCTCTCAATTTGACGAAGATATGCCTTTGCCAGATTGGAAAATGTCGTGGGACGTTGATGGTTATTCAGTTGAATTGACCATAGAAGTTCCTGACGATATCGCTGTTGCAGATTACACAAAAAAGGATGATGTATAATGGCTGGAAGCGTAAATAAAGTAATTCTGGTTGGATCGTTGGGCCGTGACCCAGAGGTGCGGTTCACAAATGACGGGTCTAAGATCGTCAATATGTCCATTGCGACAAGAGAGAGCTGGAAGGACCGACAAACAAGCGAAAAACGTGAGCGCACAGAATGGCATCGCGTAGTTGTATTCAATGACCGACTTGCTGACCTTGCAGAACAATATCTCCGCAAAGGATCACAGGTATATCTGGAAGGGCAACTGCAAACGAGAAAGTGGACCGACCAAAGCGGAGTTGAAAAATACACAACAGAAATCGTCTTGCAGAAGTACAAGGGCGAAATGACTTTCTTGGGCGGCGGCAAGTCACAGGATGGCGGTTACGGTCAGCAATCACACGGCGGGGGCGGGGAAGCTCCTAGCGATGGTTTTGGCAGCGGTATGCCGGGCGGTGACTTAGACGAACCGATCCCTTTTATCACGCGCTGGGGGGTTGAGTAATGAAAGATTGGATCGAATGGAACGGCGGGGAATGTCCTGTTGATAAAGGCTGTGTTTTTGAAGTTAAGTTTCGTAACGGGATGATTGTTAAATCTGATAGATTTGGTTTTGATTGGCATCATTCTGGCAGTGGTTATGACATCATCGCCTACCGCATTATCGAAGGACAAAAACACCCCAACAAGTACGCTCGACCATTCACGAAACGCATGAAGGCCAGCGAAACGTTTGACGTTTACGATGTATTGCAGGCGTTTTATGTACCGTGTCACAAGGTCGGGCACGCGATTAAGAAGCTTTTAGCCGCAGGTCAACGCAACGGAGGTAAGAGCGAACTACAGGACTTGCAAGAGGCTCTATGGAGCGTGCAAGAGGCTATTAAGGAGAAAGGCGATGGATGATTTAAATTTTATAAAAATCCTCGAATGGTTATCTTTTGGATTTGGCGCTTTAACTGTGTGGAGATATGGATATTCAAAAAAACAGGGAGCAATTCTCGGCATTACCACAGCACTTATGTTTTTACTGTGGGGTGCTATTGGTGGTTTCTGGGCAGCTTTCCTGACCAATATTGGCTTTTTCGTACTTCATGCTAATAATTTAAAAATTGCATTAAAGGAGATAAAATAAATGGGCGATCAAATCAAACTAAGCGAAGACGGTAACTTTGCGATTATCGAAAATATTTCCGAATACGTCGAAAAATGCCACGGCGCGGCGGTAAAGGCTGGCTGGCACCAACACCCGAAGACCGGTGAGCGTTTACAACGTGATTTTGGCGTGTCTATCTCACTCATTCACAGCGAGCTATCGGAGGCGCTGGAAGGTGATCGTAAAGGCTTGATGGATGACCACTTGCCCGATCGTCTTATGGCTGAGGTTGAGCTTGCAGACGCGATCATTCGGGCATGTGACACTTCTGGGTATGAAGAGTTTGATCTATCAGGATGGAAAGATATGGTTGCAGCACCAAAGATTAAAAGCGTTTTCGCCGTTGATTTGGCGGTTGCTCATTCTTGGTTTAGCCGTTCATATGAAGAATATTGCAAAGGTAATTTCTCAAACTGCAAGGTTTACTACCTGTCTGGTATCAATCAGATTTGCGCGATGGCTGACGAGTACGGCTTTAATCTTGTCAAGGTTATTGATATGAAGATGGCGTATAATAAAACGCGCCTCGATCACAAGCCGGAAGAACGTGTTAAAGAAGGCGGGAAAGGGTATTGATATGGAATTTAAAATAGAACAAAAGGTTACTTTTCACTTTTCATTTGGTGATGGAATAGCTTTAAATGATGCAATTGATATCTGCCAGTCAATTGCTGATGGGATGGAGAATGATAATAATGATTTGGAGGAGACTAGAAAGGAAATGAATATATTTTATGGAGCGTCTGGAAGGAATATCCAAGTTTCAAAAGTTGACAATAAAGCTCACGTATTCATTAAATCTTGACCCGTAAGCCCGTTGTGGTATTATGGTTGTGCTTTGTAATTCGATAGTAAGCGTTTTTCAGGAGATAAGCTGCATGTGTTGCAGTCGCCCTATCGTTAAAGCAATTGCTGTTTCCGATCTTCGCCTAGACGTTGACACAGTGGGGCAGACTTATAGATGAGGCAGGGGGGCACCCCTAGGGAAAGTGTTTTTCGCAACTCCGCTTTCCCGCGCCTTATCTCTCTTTTATGTTGCGAGAGTTGCGATCATAAACACACACCCGAAATCCGTTTATGACCGCTTTCCAAATGGAAGGCTTTTTTTTATGACTACACCCAATTTACAAAAACCAAAATTTAAAGAAAAATGCAACCAGTGCGGAATTTGTTGCAAGATGCAAGTTTGCGATATCGGCATCAAATTTGGTGCACAGCAAAGTGGTCTGCCATGTGAATTTTTAATTAACGATGACGAAAGATATTACTGTAAAATTGTTTTTGCTGAAAAGATATCACTTCCTAAATCAGAGCACCACATTTCAAAAGCTCTAGGAATAGGCACGTATTGTTGCTCAGAAATGAAAGGTGTAGACTATGAATAAAACACAAAAAAACTGTTACCCTCTTTCTAAATCTCAAAAAGAAAAACTTGCCGAGATGAGGGAAACCGGCGCGCAAATTCACCACCATTTTAACGACAACGTTTTTTCTTTCGGTGTGTCTCGTGTAAGCCCTTTGCATCGCGCCACAGGGCGAGAATTGATTTTGTCAGGCGAATTAGAGCTTGTCAGTCAGAACCGCCACCACAACGTTTGGAAGGCTAAATAATGGATTGGTTTAAGTGCTATAACGGCGCGACAACTGACAAGAAATTCTTGCGCCTATCAAAAGAACACGATTTGCCTGTTTATGTCCTCGCAATGTGCTGGGTTCATTTTTGCGATCATGCCAGCCAACAGAAAGATCGCGGATCATTATCCGGATTAGATTTTGAAGACATTGATTTCTTTTTCGGGTTCGAAGACGGTCAATCAGAGGCGGCTTTTAATGCGTTTGTCACAAAAGAAATGATTAAAAACAACGCTTTATCAAAGTGGGATGAACGACAGCAAAACAGTAACGCACTGCGCCAACAGCGTTACAGGGAGAAGCAGCGTAACGCTCGTAACGTAACGGATAACGAAAATAACCAAGAAGAGAAGAGAAGAGAAGAGAAGAGAGAAGAAGAGAAAGATACTAAAGTATCTAAAAAAATATATAAAAAAGATTTTGAAGATTTCTATCTTGCTTACCCTAGAAAGGTTGGTAAGCAAAACGCAGCCAAGGCATTTGATCAAGCGGTAAAAAGAGCTTCTGTTGAGGATATTGCAAACGGACTGGAAAGGCTTATGCCATCATGGTCGAATAAAGACCCGCAATACATACCGCATCCGGCAACGTGGCTTAATCGTGATGGTTGGCTTGATGAACCGGACCCAGAACCACCTTGCAGACCAAACGGTGGTGGACACATGGCAGATTTATTGAGGTAAACATGGGACAGTTAACCACACAATCGCACATCGAGGCTTGCAAGCGGTTCGAGGATGCTTACAAGCTGTGGGGTGATCACTTCTCAAAGCTTGGCGATCAGGACCACAAAAAGATCATGCCGGAAAAGCAGTGTGTTGCGATTATCGGTATCGTGGATCAGGTTTTAACACCAGCAAGCGACATGGTGAAAATCGACGATTTAAAGCAAAAGGCCATTCGATTAACCGGATCGTTTGCAGATCTAGGGAAACACGACAAGAAAACATACCTCGCAACAATTGCAGAGGTATTGAGCGAATACCCCATAGCAACGCATGACAAGGCCATCAAGAAGCTGATCCGCAATTGCCGGCATCTACCTACCATCGCGGACATAGACGCAGCCCTAGCCGAGCAAAAAGGCCGTTACATGATTGCCAAGCTCAAAGCGGAAAGCGATCTAAAGAAACACCGCCGCGCACAAGAATTGAAAGAGCGCGAAGAATTGCTGGCAAAAGAGCGTGAAGAACGTGACGGAAAACCATTGCCGGGATTGACTGAGATTTTAGCGGGTGCGGTGAAAACAGAATACCACTGCGTAGAATGCGAAACTATCTGGACGGGCGAGGCTGACAGCGTTTGCCCCAATTGTGGAAGTGAGGAATGAAATGACTATACAACATTTGGAATGGGCAAAAGAGCTTAGAAAAGAAGGGGAGAGATTAGGGCGTTCAGGAATGTCACAACGTGTATTGAAATGCGTTGAAGAATTTGACGGTTCTTACAAAGGCGCGATGATTTTGGCAGGCAGATTAAAGGCAATAGCACAAGCTGCAAAGTGTGATGATTATTGGGACGAGAAAGTAAACAAAGGATTTATTAGCGAGCTTTCTGATATTAAACGATTTGAACCAAGTGAGGACTAACCATGGAACTATACTACCTACTACCCATCGCACTGGCCTGCGGGTTTCTTATCAACCTAGGCCAAGAGCTTGCTAAATGGATCGTGAAGAAGATTAAGGGAGAGTGAAATGGATATTTTGAAAATCCTTAAAGATGATCTAAAAGACGGCGCTAAAACAATCCATGATAAAGATTTGGATGACAATATGCGGCGCTCAATTGAAGAAATCGAACGACTGCGCAAACAGGTCGAGGCTATGCAGTGGAGGCTTAAAAGCATTCAACAGCTTGATATAGAGCCGGAGGACTGGACACCATGCAGACAAAAGGAAGTCGATGACTTGCGCAAACAAATTGATGCTTTGCGTTGGAGGCCGATCAATGAAGCGCCCAAAATAGAATTGGTTGATTTGGTCCTGTTTAACGGGACTGACGTAAAAGCAGGGCAATATTGGGAAGGGTATTGGGTTGATAGTTTCTCTGATTACATTGACCCGCAACCAACTCATTACATGCCACTACCACCAGCACCGGAGGAATGATGATGTTTAGTTTTATTGAAGGATTTTTAATTGGTGCATTATTAGGAGGGTGCGTTCTTTTAGGAAGATGGTTTATGTCAAAATGACACCTGAGCAAATTTTCCAGATGTGGCAGAAAGACGGCGATGATTTTACCGTCTTTCACCACGAGGACGGCGGCGGCGTTGTTATGGTCAAATCAAATGATGCAATGGAAGCCGTTTTAAAGGGTGTGAGTGCGCTTAGGGAAAGAAAGCGTCAGACAGGTAAATACGAAAGGTAAAGGCTCTGTACGGGCTTTAAATGGAGGAAATAGGCATGAAGTATTCTATTAAATTTGCATACATGTGCGAAAAATACAGAAAGAGAAGAAAATTAACACAGCAAGAGCTTGCCGACATGGCTGGTGTATCTCTTAATTGTGTGAAGGGATTTGAAAATGGTCGAAACTCTCCAAGCATTGAAAACTTTTGCAAAATCTTTCGTGCGCTTGAATTAGATTTATGTATGCATGACAGAAATTATAAACCAAAGTAAAAAAAAGACCCGCCGTAAAAAGCGGGTCATAGTCTGGGAGGTTAGGCGGGGGTTGTTTGTATCAACAAAAGGAAACGAAATAACCGCCTGATGTTTTGTAGCAAGGTTTTGTTTGCGGGTCAATAACCTATTCGCCTTTCGCTTTGCTGAGTGCTTTATCAACGCCCTGCAATGTCATCTCTGCCCATTTTGTCACCTGTACGCGAAAATCAACATGGTTAATATCGTGGTTTGGATATCCTTCGATAATCGCCTCAAGCATTCGTTTGCAATTGTCTAGCTCTCCCGCCATGTCCGGCGCGGCTGAGATTAGCTGGGCGTTGGCTTTTTCGTCAAATCCGACAGTGTTGCAAATGATGTATCCCCCATTTCTTCTTCCATCACATTTTACGAAATTAACGCCATTGGCGTGATGGTTTCGTTTCCACGGTCCCTTAGTCCAGTTTCCCATTGTCTTAGTCCTTTTCGCTTTGAATTTTCAGTAATTCCACAACTAATTTACCAGCTTCTGTAAGCCTATATATCCACTTTGGCGTAATTTTGTGCTTATGTTTAATTTCTTTTGATAAAGAGTTAATTGACGAGTTGTGCTCTATTAACCCTCTTTTCTCTAAAGATTTCATCAATGGCACAAATCTATCGTATCCGTTTCTAGTCCTGTATTCTTGGGCAGATGTCATACCGCCTTCTGAGAATAAAATTAAAAAATTAACCATGTCAGTTGACAATGACAAATAAAACTTAGTCCCAGATGTGTAGTTTATAAAATTACTTTTCCAACTCATTCTTTATTCCTTTTTCGTAAATGTTGATTGTTTTAAAGCCGATTAACATAACCAAACAATAACACATTAAATTCATATTTCAATAAAAAAAATGTTTACAGACGAAATGTAAATGTTATTATAACGCATAAATAGGAGGTCACATGGATTTATCAGAATACAAGTTCCGCAACAAAATGACGTGGAAACAAATGGCAGACCACTTCGATATTGAGTTGCGGACGATCCAAACATACACGGGCAAATCAATTCCAAGCCCGGAAGCAATGTTAAAGATCGCGATAAAAAGCAATAAGCAAGTTACGCCTATAGATTTCTACCCAGAGATTAAGGCGATGATGGAGGAAGAAAATGAGTGAAAAATGGGAAGTTAATTTATGCACCGTTAACATGGGTAGAGAGTTTAAGGAGTATTTTCAAATTGGTGATTTTGTAAAAATTGAAGTTTATCCGACAACACCTTTTGACGAAATTGAAAAATCCGCCCACCGCATCGCCGCCATGCCAGAACTTGAGGCGAAATACAAAGAGGCGGTTGAGTTGCTGAATGACACTGAGAGTTTAATTATGGACGACATTCTTGGCCTTGATGATTTTTCAGAATGTGATCCAGTGTTATTTAAAGAAACCGTTAAGCATATGCTTAACAAGCATATCGAGAAGATTTTAGTAGTCCTAGCCAAAGCGGAGGATAAGTGATGGTTAAGAGATATGACATCGAATACTGTGGTAATGGTTATGATAGTTATCGTGACATGGTTGAATACCATGATGGTGAATATGTGTTGAGCGAAGATTACGATCGTGAAATCACCCGCCTGCGCGAACAGTTGGCGGATGCCGAAAAAGTGATCTATTTGTTTGAAGAAACTGCTAAATTGGCAAATCATCCTGATCCTGATGATAGATCTTGGGAGCCAGCAAGTGATTTGCTTGATGAAGCGTTTAACGAATACCGCAAGAAATACGGGGGGCGCCGATGAGGTGGGTTAATTTCATTATTATCTGTTTTCTAGTTGGAACAGGCATAGGTTTTTGGTTTGGTAAATTTATGGAATGGTGTCAGTGATGAATAAGCAAGAACGCGACGAACTGCGAAAGTTTTGTAAAATCCATATAAATGGATACACAGAATGGATTTTAGCACTGCTCGATCGCCTAGACGCCTATGAAAGCGTGGTAGAGGCGGCGCGGAAGTTGGAGCCGCACTTAGATAAGCTGGTTTGCTATGCGTCAACTACATCTGAACACGAGCCAAACAAACTGGTTGCCAATATGGTCAAAGCACTGGAAGGGCTGGAAGATGAAGATTGAAGAGATTATGGCGCGTGCTGCGTGGTCGGCGCAATCGGATGAATACAATGATTGGGATGCGTTAGGCAATGATGAAAGGGAAGCGCTTTTCTTCATCATGAAAGCCGCTATCGCAGCACTCGAACAGGCCGGGTACGCGATTATAAAAAATGACGACCTTTTTCAATTGTGGATAAACGCCTTTGAAAGTTCTGGCGAAGGTTGGAATGGCGAATTTCCAATGGATCTAAAGCAAGCAAGATGGAAAATTGAAAAGGCAAATGCTCAAATTGCTGCCATGATCCAGCAAGCAAAGGAGGATATGTGATGGCTAAACCCCGCTGGATCTCTCATAAGCCATCGAACAGCTACAAACCGAACTCATTGCCAAGGATGAACGGATTAAGGAGCTGGATGAAGGCATAAAGACACATCGAGACACTTTCCCAGATGAAGTTTGTGAAGGTGAGCGAATTTTATGGGAGTTGGTAAAATGACACGCAAAGAAGCACTAAAACAAATCGCGCAACGGTGTATGGAGGGCGAAGACGTTGACGCTACAGAACTGTATAATGTTCTTGGCAAGCACACAAACATGGAAGTAATGGAAAGCTTGGCTTTTTATATTGCTTTACCATTATCACGTGATGCAGTAGCAGAGCTTGAGGCAGAGCTTTTGCCTGATGACGCATGGTCTAGACGAATGGACGCCGGACCAATTGAATGCTCATTTGATGTTCGTATTGCATTTGATGACATGGAAAAAACTGTTTATGCCAGCGCACCCACCGAACCACTTGCCCGACTAGCCGCGCTATGTTTGGCACTTGCTGAAATGGAGGAATGAGTATGCCGCGCCAACCAACTTGCAAACGGTCTGGCAATTTAGTACAATACTCAAACGCAGTGGAATGCGTATTGTAACCCCGATGTATCTTTTTATAGGGTGGTCGGGACCGTACACATAAATGGGTTACCGGAAATTCCACCCCGGCCCCTCTTTAAAAGGATATATCATGGGTGAAATCACAAAAAATTACCACGTTAAGGCTATGTTGCCTAGCGGATACCACGACCCTGAATATGACTTTGGGTTAATCGTAATAAATGGAAAAATCGAAGAATGTAATTGCTTGCCTTACGGCGAGCTAATGGAATTTGATACTTGGATAAGTTACAGTAAATATGGTGATTACTCCGATGAACAATACGAGGATTCATTTAACGATATTCAAGATGATTACATCACATACAAAAAAGAAGTTCTGTTCGGTTATGTATTTGATGGTGATTTTGAATACATTGAGCATCCTTTAGAGTACTATACTTTCGAGGAAATATTGAGCAAACTAGAAGGTAAAAATATAAAAGATACCGTTTTTAAATTTATTATTGACAGTTAGCTAAAATTGATAGCTTGAAACGGAAACCGCAAAGCAGTATAGTTAATCTATCTTGACATAATGCTTTGGCTTTATAAGCCCCGCACCGGATTGCAGTCCAGCGGGGTTTTTCTTTGTCTTGATATACGGCGGGGATAAGGTTATAATCACGCATCTTTTGGGCAGTGTCTGATAAGTCTCCAAAAGATAAGCCCCTCAAGGAGAAATCCAAGAGGGGCTATAAAAAATGTACGGTCTGGTTGGCGCTGTCCCGTACATCTTGATAAGTTGATTAGACATTAACATAATAAATATTCACTTTGCAAGTTCTATGTGGTGCCAGCTTTTCCAAGGAAAGGATAAATCTTTGGGATTTGATAACTGGCGGGATTAGACGAACCGTTCTTGTCTGCCAAGGCATGAAATAAACCAGCCGCTAAACGTACGGTATTATGTTAGGCACCCATAGCGATAAATTGGGCCGGGGTTCGTAGGACGCGAACAGAAATAAAGATCAGGTTGGATAGTAACAGTTATTGAATACAGGCTATGTGAATAACCAATAGAGTTTTACCTATACACCGGGTTTAACGTCTAAATGATAGATATTGCAAAAATCACATAGCATGGTTATATTATAACAGAACAACTTATGAGGATTAATCATGGCTAAGGTAGGTAGGCCGCTTAAATACGAAGACCCAGAGAAAATGTATGAAAAAGCTATGGAGTATTTCGATTTAAAGAAAAGTGAAGGTAAGCCATATACAGTGGTGGGCCTTGCTTTGCACCTTGGTTTTGCTGATAAACAGTCGCTTATTGACTACGCAAATAGAGACAAATTTTCTTTCACAATAAAAGCGATTAAGTCAATGATCGAAGAATACCTTGAAGAGCGTCTTGATGAAGGTAATTGCACTGGTACCATTTTTAATCTGAAAAATAACTTTGGTTGGAAAGATAAACAAGAAGTGGAAAGTAAAAGCGATAACACCCATCGTATAGAAAGGGTTATTATTGACAATTCTTCAGATTAGAACTCCAAAAATTTTTAAACCCCTATTGCAGGGAGGTTTGCGTTATCTTGGAGCGTGGGGCGGTCGCGGATCTGGGAAGTCTCACTTTTTTGGTGAGAAGATCGTAGAGGAATGCCTCGCAGTACCGGGTACCCGCGTTGTTTGTGTGCGTGAAGTGCAGAAGTCACTCAAAGAGAGTGCGTATAGACTGATTGCGGATAAGATTAGATTAATGGGCGTCGCTGACCAGTTTCGCGTTCTGAATGACCGCATCGAAACTCCGGGAGGTGGCCTTATCATCTTTCAGGGTATGCAAGATCATACAGCAGAGAGCATTAAATCACTTGAAGGCTTTCGGATCGCATGGGTGGAAGAGGCGCAGACAATGTCTTCTCGTTCGCTCGAAATGTTGCGCCCTACAATTCGTTCCCCCGGTTCTCAAATATGGTTTAGTTGGAACCCGCGCAACAGACTTGACGCGGTTGATCAATTCTTAAGGCATGAGAACGGCGCGCCGGCCGGTGCCGCTGTAATCAAAGTAAACTTTTCTGATAACCCTTGGTTTCCTAAAGAACTTGAGGCTGAAAGAGAGCTTGATTATGCAATGCGCCCTGATCGTTATGGTCACATATGGTTGGGTGACTATGAACCTCAAGCTGTTGGCGCTATTTGGCATATGAGAGACATTAACGATAATCGGATAAAAGATATTCCTGACGATTTGGAGCGTATCCTTGTGGCAATTGACCCCGCCGTGTCTAGTGAAGAGCACTCGGATTGGCACGGTATTGTTGTTGTAGGACTATCTTCAAGCAATGTCGGATATGTTCTTGAGGATGGCAGCACTAAGGGCACTCCGCAGAAATGGGCGCAGCGTGCAATTGCGTTAATGGATAAGTGGGATGCTGATGGCATCGTGATTGAGAAGAACCAAGGCGGTGATATGTGTCGGGCAGTTCTGGAAAGCCAGAGACATGGGCTGAATATTATCGAGGTGCACTCTACACGCGGTAAGCACTTGAGGGCTGAGCCTATTGCAGCTGTGTATGCCCTTGGAAGGGTGCAGCACGTTGGTGTTTGGTCACAACTTGAAAGTCAAATGTGCCAATTCACAGCAAGTGGATATGAAGGAGATGGGTCACCTGATAGGGTTGACGCCCTTGTACATGGGCTGACTGAGTTATTCCCAGCCATCACAAGCAGATCCAGCACAGCAAGAGCGCAGCAGGATACAGCAATAATGGATTACAACCCATTTGGTTATGAGGAAGATAGGGGGCGTCAATACGAGGCGGTAATGGAATGATACGTGATTTCACAATGCTTGATGCACCGCATGTTATCTCTTTAGGTAAACAGATGCACAGCGAGAGTGTTTACAAGAATTTAGATTTCAACCCGTTGCGCCTTCTTGAGTTGGCGGAAACTGTGGTAAGCAATCCGCAAGTATATATGGCAAAAGTCTACGATGATGGAGAGATAAAGGGGTTTGTTGCAGCTTATGCAACGCCTCATTTCTTTGGCGATGATCTAACAAGCGGTGACTTTGCGGTTTATGTGTCGCCTCAGTTCAGAAATGGCATGATTGGCATTAAGTTGATTAAATCTTACATATCTTGGTGTGAGCGGAAAGGTGTGAAAGAGCCTTTGCTAGGTGTATCCGCAGGAATTAACACAAAGATGATTGGAAGCCTATACAAGCGTCTTGGTTTTACGCAAGAATATCGCATTTACAAAATGCCGTCTAAATGTTAACTTGTTTTTAGTTGAATTAATTTAGGAAATTTGTCATGGGTGGAATTGCAAAACCGCTGGCTAAATTTGATAAGACTTTGCAAAAAGTTTCCCCAGCTGCAAAAATTAAAGCGGTAACTGAGAAAAAGACACAGCGTGCACTATTTGGTAAAGAAGAAGATAGAAACCCACTGACAGACCTATTCTCTACTACTGCGTCGAACTTGCATGAAAAGCTGACAACCGAGCCTGAGTATCAAAAAAGGCAGAGAGTAGCGCAGCAAACGCAAACGTCAAATTACGGCAAATCACTGTTAACAAGTTAGGAACTTTTATCATGGGCGGAATGTTTTCATCCCCAAAGCCACCAGCGCCACCACCACCGCCACCTGAGCCGCCTAAGAAGTCTGATGAGGAGATTAAAGCGGCTGAACTTGATAAGCGCCGCCGCGCTGCTTCTGCTAAGGGTCGTCAATCGACGATCCTGACGAGTGGCGCAGGTGTGACAGACACTTCTAAAATTGCTAAAAAGACATTACTTGGTGGTTAAGCATGGCTGATACTGTACGCACAAGAAGCGATTTACTTACGAACCTTTTCCAAGACGGTCAGGCTGACAGTTCTATCACTGAACAGGATATGCGTGATTTTATTATCTCAGTTGTAAATCGCGGCGGCTGGGCAGATTATAACGACACAACAACCGCAGGAACTCCTATTAATATCACCGGTGGTGGCGGTTATGTTGATATGACAAACGATGGTGCTGGGACAAACTCTCAAAATAGATTTGTCCATCCTAGCATCACGGACCTTTGGGACACCACCAACAACTATTTTGACTTCAGCCAGCTTGAATTGTACGACGAAGTTGATTTTCGTTTTGACTTGCAGGTCACAACAACAACAGCAAACCAGCAGGTAGATGTTGGGTTAGAGTTCGCATCTGGCGACCCAGCACAATTTACGCAACAAATCTACACCAATGTATACAAAGCAGCGGGCGCGCAACCAATTCGGTTCCTATATAATATTTACATGGGTAGTAATGCTGTTTTGAATAACCCTGCAAAGATACAGGTTCAATCCGACAGTAATGCGACTGTCGTCGTAAATGGTTGGAAAGTTAGCGCGAGAAAACACTAATGCAACAAGAAAAAATCATTCACCTGATTAAGCGCAAAGACAAAATGAGCGCGGATAGAGGTACGTGGCAGCACCACTGGCAGGATGTTGCCAACTTTGTCATGCCGAACCAAGCTGATTTTGTTACCAAGCGCTCAAAGGGAGACAAACGAACAAATTATATCTATGACAGCATCGGTGTGCATTCAAATGAGATGCTTGCCGCGGGTATTCATGGTTTTCTGACAAACCCATCAAGCGAATGGTTTTCATTGCGTCTTAAAGATGACGACGACGAATATAACAACAATGAAGAGGTTAAGAACTGGCTAGACGACACGACAAACGTGATCTTATCTGAGTTGTCCTCTCCTGATGTCGCGTTCTCGTCTCACATGCATGAATATTATCTATCCCTAACAGGCATCGGGACATCCGTATTATTCATTGGTGAGCCATCACGCCGAGAAGGTATTATGTTCAAGCCCATCCACGTGAATGAGGTCTTTATTGCAGAGAACTCGGATGGGATTATCGACACAGTCTATCGATGCTTCAAGATGTCAATTCGTCAGATTGTGCAAAAGTTTGGAGAAGAAAGTCTTTCAAATCGTATGCGTCAGACTTACGAAAAGAAGGAGTACGACAAAGAGTTTGATATCCTACATTGCGTCTACCCCCGTGATGATGTCAAGAAAGGTAAGAAAGCTGCTAAAGAGCTTCCTGTGGCTTCTGTATATATTGACGAGAAAGAACAGCATGTAATCAAAGAAGGCGGATTTAACGAAATGCCTTACATGGTGGGTCGTTGGTCAAAGGCAGTGGGCGAGACTTTCGGACGCTCTCCGGCAATGACAGCCCTTCCAGACATTAAGATGCTGCAAGAGATGATGAAGACCACGCTAAGAGCAGCGCAGAAGATTGTTGACCCATCTCTATTGGTTGATGATGACGGCGTGATGGGGCCCATCAGAACAACGCCCGGATCTCTTATCTATCGTCGCAAAGGCGCTAATATTGACCCTCTAATCACAGGTGCAAATATCCCGATCTCATTTGATATGATGGAAGATATCCGTAACCGTGTCAGAACAACGTTTTATTTAGACCAGTTGCAGTTCACCGGCGGGCCACAAATGACTGCAACCGAGGTAATGGAGAGAACAGAACGCACGATGCGTTTGCTTGGCCCTACACTTGGACGTTTGCAATCTGAATTTCTCGGTCCGATGATTGAGCGAATTTATGGGATCCTATCAAGAGCAGGAAGACTGCCGGCACCCCCTGAAATTATTGCGGAACAACCGTTAAAAATTGAGTATGTTTCACCATTGGCTCGCGCCCAGAAGCAAATGGACTTGCAGGGACTTATGCGCACAATTGAACTTGCTGGGCCTATTGCTGGCGTTGATCCAGAAGCAGCGCAAGTGATTAAAGGGGCGGATACAGTTCGCTATATTGCAGAATTGAATGGGGTTCCGCCTCGTCTTATGAAGTCTGACGAGGATTTGCAGGCGGAGAGAGACGCACAAGCACGAATGATGCAAGCGCAACAAGCTATGGCGACCATGCAGCAGGGTATGGATATTGCCAAGACAGCTAAGGAGGCGGACATTTCAAATGTCTAACGAAGATTTAAAATCAGATTATAAAATCGTTTTCGGAAGTGAACATGGGCAGCGTGTGTTGTCTCATATCATGGAAGAATGCAGCATTTCTGACGTTACTTTGCCATATGACGGTGGTCAGGTGGTTACGGATACAAATGCAATGCTGTTTAATGAGGGTCGGCGTTCTGTCGCTCTTATGGTGCTGCAAATGCTTGAACGCAGCTTTTCTAAACTTACAGAGGAATAATTATGTCAGAAGATATTGCACCCGCCGCGGAAACGGATACTGCAAACTCAGGCGAAGAACAAACATGGCGATCATCTTTGTCGGAGGATATTAAGGACAACGCCACATTAGCCAAGTATGACAGTGTGGAAAAGCTGGCTTCGGCACACATAAATTTGCAGTCACACCTAGGCCGCGACAAGATCGCCAAACCCGTCACTGATGACGATTGGGACGATGTTTATAACTTCCTTGGTCGCCCTGAGAGTGCAGACGCTTATCAAGTCGATCTACCTGATGAAATGCCGGATTTTATCCGAGATCAATTCAATGACGAAACACTTGGAAGCTTTAAATCGTTCGCTTACGAAAAGGGACTGAACCAAGAGCAGGTTAATGCCTTGGTCCAGTGGCAGGCCCAAAACATGATCGGTCAACATGAGAAATTCAATGAAATGACTGAAAAGAATGTATTTGAGGCTGAGAGCGCTCTCAAAAAAGAATGGGGCGCGGCTTATGACCAAAATTTGAACATGGCTAAAGCTGCGTTCTCTGAATTTGGCGGCGATGAGCTGGCGGCGCTTATGGAGCAATCGGGGCTGGGTAACAATCCTGTTGTGTTGAACACATTTGCAAACATTGCCAAAGTGACCATGCCGGATAAAGACCTTGCTGGACCAACAAACCAAGGTCAACAAGCTTTGACACCGCAAGAGGCGCGCGATAAGGCGGCTTCGTTTATGGCGCATCCAGCATATCTTGATAAAAATCACGCCGAACATGGGAAGCTTGTTAAGGATGTGCAAAACCTATTCCAGCAGGCTTATGGTGCTTAATATGGATGAAAAAGAGATTAAGCTAGAGTGCTTGAAGATGGCACACACAGGAAGCCCAAGTATTACGATTAAAAACGCAACAGAATATTTCGGTTGGATCATGGAAGGGCAAAAAAATGACGTGCAAAAAACACAAGGGCAAGGGCCGCAAGAAGTAAAACGACGCGGAAGAAAACCTAAAATTCAAGAAGTTTAAACTAATCCCCGTCTATATGGCGGGGTTTTTAATTTGAAATAAATTAACTTGTTTTTGGTTAATTTATAACATATAATAAATCATGCCTTATCCCCTTAGTGGATACTCACATCATGTGACCCGCGACAAGCTACAAGGCGCAGCTTGGACCGCCTTAGCGATACTCCAAAAAAACCAATTGTGAAACTTTTCTAGGATAAAACCTATGTCAATTAATGTGACTACGGCTTTTGTCGAACAGTATTCAGCAAACGTTCAGCACCTTGTTCAACAACAAGGTTCCAAGCTGCGTGGACTTGTTCGCCAAGAAAGCCAAACAGGCAAAAATGCCTTTTATGACCAGATCGGCGCTACTGCTGCTCGTCGTCGTCCTTCCCGACATGCAGATACACCGCGCATGGACACACCGCACTCTCGCCGTCGCGTCTCACTTGAGGACTTTGATTGGGCTGATTTGATCGATAATGAAGATAAAATCCGCATGTTGATCGATCCAACGTCAGAGTACGCCAAGGCCGCTTCTATGGCGATGGGTCGTGCGATGGATGAGATTATCATCGACGCGGCGCTGGGCACCGCTTACACTGGTGTTAGTGGCTCAACAGCAACAAACCCTCAAACAGCTTTGTCTGCGCAAGCTTCTAACATGAACTTGGCGACATTGCTTGCTATTAAAGAAACTTTTGATGGTGACGACGTGCCGGAAGAAGGTCGTTGCATCGTGTGTACGGCTTCACAGATCAAGTCCTTGTTGAACACAACAGAAATCAAGTCTTCTGATTTCAATACTGTTAAAGCTCTTGCTCGTGGTGAAGTTGATACTTTCATGGGTTTCAAGTTTATGCCTGTAAACGGTTCACGCATCGATGGGACCAAGCTTGTGCCTGTTGATGGTTCGTCAGATCGTCGCTGTTTCGCCTTCCAGATGGATGGGCTTCTTTTGGCGGTTGGTCAAGACATTGTGTCTAAAATCAGTGAGCGCGCCGATAAAAACTATGCAACTCAAGTGTTTTACTCTATGGGCATCGGGGCAACCCGCATGGAAGAAAAACGAGTGCTTGAAGTTCCTTGTACGGAGTCTTAAGAAATGACTGTATTTTATTCCGATGAAATGACCGGGCTTTATGCAACGCCTGTGTCTTTGCCGTCTGGTGGCAAGGTTGATGGTAATGTGCGTGTAAAGCGTGCAACCATCACACTCGCATCACAGACAACTTCTGACACCATCGTTATTGCCAAAGCAAAAGCAGGTGAAGAGTTCCTTTATGGTGTTATTACGGCATCCGCAACTCTCGGCTCTTCCACCGTTGCAATTGGTATTGCTGGTGCGACCGCTAAATACAAGGCTGCAGGCACGTTTACCACAGCAAACGCTCCGACACTGTTCGGTACTGCTGCTGGGCAAACAACTCTTGATGCTGATGAGGAAATCTTTGTTACCATTGGCGCGGCTTCTTTGCCGTCTTCTGGTACATTGGTCATCGACCTTTATTTTTCCGCAACTTAAAGGGCGACAGGGGGAGGGTATCACCTTCCCCGCACCCTTGAAGATAGGTGTAAAATGGCAACTTCTGTAGTGCAAATTGTGAACAACGGCCTTGCCCGTATCTCTCAGGAGGCCATCACATCTTTAAACGAAGATACCGAACAAGCTAGGATTTCAAACCTAATTTATGAGCAAGTCCGAGACGATGTCATTACGGACCATGTGTGGAACTTTGCCGTTAAGCGCATCGAATTAGCACGCGACTCAGAAGGTCCAGCGTTTGGTTATGCGTACAGCTATACCCTGCCCACCGACTGCTTAAAAGTTCTTGGCATGGAACAGCAGACAATGGTTTATGAGATCGAAAGCGGCAAGCTGTTGACTGATGAAGGCACGGCAAAGATTAAATATATTCGCCGCGTTATTGACCCTAACGAATTTTCTTCAAAGTTTATTGAGGCGCTTTCAGCACGTCTAGCCGCAGAGCTGGCTATTCCTTTGGTTGATAGCAGTACGTTGCAGCAAAATATGTACGAGCTTTACCTTCGTAAACTGATGGATGCAAAGTCTGTTGATAGCCAAGAGAGTGGCGCAAACGAAATTGTTGCAGACACCTGGGTTTCAAGTAGATTGAATTACGCTGGATCTTTGATCTTGGAGAATAATTAATGCCAAGAAGTGCACCCATTCAAACAAACTTCACCGCGGGTGAATTGTCACCTCGTCTTGATGGTCGGATTGATATCAATAAATATTCGAATGGCTGCAAGACGCTTGAAAATATGATTGTTCAAAAGCATGGTCCTGCATCGCGTCGCGGTGGCCTGTATCATGTGTCTAAAGTAAAGGACAGCACAAAAAAAACTCGCTTGATACCTTTTGAATTTAACGTTACTCAGGCTTATATTTTAGAATTTGGCGAAACTTACATTCGTTTTTATCGGAACTACGGTCAGGTTAGATCCGGCCCGTTCTCTGGTGTCTTTGCTGATGCGTTTTTGAAAGGTGCAACATACGAAGTTACTACACCTTATTTGGAAGATGAGCTGAAAGATATCGTTGTCACGCAATCTGCCGATATTTTATATATTGCGCATCCAAATCATGCGCCGCGTAAACTATCGCGCCTTAGTGATACAAGCTGGACGCTGACAGAGATAGATTTCATCGATGGACCTTACGAGCCAGTGAACACGACAGAAACAACACTTGGGTTATCTGCCGTCACAGGATCGGTCACAGTTACAGCAAGTGCCGTGACCGGCATTAATTCAGACCAAGGTTTTCTATCCACAGACGTTGGTCGCTTGATCAGGTTTGAAGACGCTTCTAACAATTGGACGTGGCTAGAAATAACCGCAATTACATCGACAACCGTCGTTACGGCAACGATTAGAGGTGATGACGCAAGCGCAACAACAGCGCAGGCTAGTTGGAGGCTAGGTTCTTTTAGTGAAACAACTGGTTTCCCTTCTGTGGTCACATTCTTCGAACAGAGGTTAGTGTGGGCAGCGTCAGTAGACCGCCCGCAATCCATATTTTTCAGCAAATCTGCCGACTATGAAAACCATGCGCCAACAGAGAAAAACGGCGACGTTGTGGATGACAATGGTTTTATCTACACAATTGCAACTGACCAAGTGAACACGATCAGATGGATGCGTGCGGGTAAAGTCCTTTCTGTTGGAACAGCTGGTGGTGAATTTATCGTATCTCAGGGCGATAATAACAATCCTGTGTCACCAACAAACACCCGCGTTGTGCGACAGACAACTTTTGGCTCTGCATCTGTCACGCCTCCGCAAGTTGGGAACTCAGTCCTTTTTGTTCAGCGCGCTGGCAGGAAAATTAGAGAATATGTTTATCAATTTGAAACAGACGCTTACACGGCACCCGATTTAGCTATCTTATCAGAGCATATAACTGAGGGTGGTGTAATTGATATTGCATATCAACAAGAGCCGGATAGTATTGTTTGGATGGTGCGCAATGATGGTGTTTTGTTGGGTATGACCTACGAACGCGCCCAAGATGTTATTGGTTGGCACCGTCATACCATCGCCGGAAACAACGCAAAGGTTGAGAGCGTTGCGGTTATCCCGTCCGAAGATGGCTCAAAGGACGATTTATGGCTAATTGTATCGCGCGAGATAAACGGTTCAACGGTTCGCTACATTGAATATATGACTGAGGGCTTATCTCCTGCAGCAACAACAACGACAAACGCCACTTTCTTGGATAGCATGCTGACCTATACAGGGGTCGCCGCGACCACGATTAGTGGTTTGGACCATTTGGAAGGTGAAACGGTTTCGATTTTAGCTGACGGGGCTGCTCACCCCGACCGCACAGTGTCCGGTGGGTCTGTTACCCTTGATAGGGAGGCGTTTGTTGTCCATATCGGATTATCATATACGTCAACACTGCAAACTATGCGCATTGAGGCAGGGGCAGCGGATGGTACAGCGCAAGGTAAGATTAAGAGAATTAGCCGGATCCATTATAGGTTATACAAGACACTTGGAATGAAGCATGGGCCAAGCCTAGAGCGTCTTGACGTTATTCCGTTCCGTTCATCGGCTGATAACACAAACGCGCCTCCCGCTCTATTCACTGGTGATAAAAACGTTAATTTACCTAGACAAATAGACCGAGACGGGTTTATTTTTATTGTACAGGAACAGCCGCTCCCTCTGACTGTTTTGGCGATTATGCCAGAACTGAACACTTTGAAGGTGTAAGATGTGCACAGGTATTGAAATTGCTATGCTCGCAACTGCCGCGGTCGGCACCGTATCTGGTGTTGCCAGCGCACAGCAGCAAGCAAAATCTGTCGAGCAGATGTCAGAGTACAATCAGCAAATTGCTAAAAATGACGCAATAGCCGCGCAGCAAAAGGCTGATTATGATGAAGCTCAGTTACGCCGACGGGCTATGCAGTTAAGAGGTACGCAAAGAGCAACGGCAGCGCAACAAGGCGGTGAACTACTAGACATGCAAGATGTCTTCGATATGACGACAGAACAGGAGGAGCTTGACGCCCTAGCTATACAATACGGTGGGAAAATGGGTGTTGCAAGCGCGCAGCAGCGGGGTGGATTGGTCCGTCTTGAAGGGAATGTCGCACGACAACGGGCGCAGAGCGCGGCAGGTAAATCACTTTTAACAGGCGCTAAGAGCGTTGTAGGATATTATTCATAGGTAGGACAATATGCCAACTGTACCAAAGGCACAGCCAACACAATCAATTCAAGGCACAACAGGCCAAACTATGGGGAATGTTAATTACGCCCAAGGTACAGGCTTATCTGGTGTGTCAGAAGGTTTGATTCAAGCTTCCTCTGCGTTACAGCAGGCGGGGCAGCGTATCCAGCGCCGCAATGACACTATTAATAGGGTTAAAGCGCTTAACGAGTTCCAAACAAGTGTTTCCACTGAATGGCAACGAGTATCTGATGAAGATGACTTGAGTGATCCGGTAACGCTTCAAAAGTTCAACACTTTCTTGAGTGACCAAAAGTCGAAGGCGATGTCATATAGTGGCTCCGCCGACAGTATGGCGCAAATGGAGGCGCAACTTACAGACCTAGGTGCACGATATGAGCGCCAAGCCATATCCGGCATGAGGACTGCCCAAATTGACCTACTCAAAACAAGTTATGGTGACAGCTTAAACCCTATTCTAAAAGGTGTGACAGATGGTAGCGTTTCTGTTGAGCAGGCGCTAAACCAAGTTAATATGCTGTCAGAAGATATCGGAGGTTCAGAGGAAAGTGGGTGGAACCTTCCCCGTGGCATGGTTTTCGATCTCCACGATGCTGCGCAAAGTGCCGTTGCAATGGCGTCGATTGACAGGCATTTAAGCGTTGGTGATTGGCAAAGCGCTCAATCTGAATTAGATCGTCATCCAGAATTTGCTAACATCATGGATGGTGGGCAGATGCAAAAAGTTGTGAAGCGTATCAGCGAGCAGAAATATGCTTACAATATTGCAGATCAATCAGCTATGCGAGAGCGCAACCAAAGAGCTAACGATATGGGCTTCAGTTCATGGTCACAAGTTCCACAATCTTGGAAAATTGCGATTGCAACAAACCAGCCAATACCGGGACAACGTGGCTTTCAACCACAGACTGAGGCTGGCAAGTTTATGGCTGACAGAATGTCTCTTGCAAACATTTATGGTGAGGACAGCACGGAAGTCAGAACTCTTGATGCTATGAACAACTCTCTAAAAGCCTCCAAAATGTCAAGTGATGTTGGTAAACTTTATGCTGATAAGGAAAGATTGGTTGCTGAAGGCAAGGGGCCGGGCGATCCCGCTTTCGATGCGGTTGATAACCAAATTAACAGTAAAAACCCAGAATTTGTTAAGCAGCAAGAAAAGATATCCAAATTCCCTGCGGCTAAAGTTGCACTCAGCACATTTACGCGACAAGCCGAGCAGATGCGTGATGATGCAAAGCGCGCGATTATGATTTGGACAGGAACGGATAATTGGGCGGATGCCCAAAAAGCGGCTATCGATGAAGATTTTGCCTTATCTACAACTGGATTGGGACAAGGTCTTGGTCGGTTTATGGCTGGTAGTGATGTGAACGAGATTAGCTCTATCCTGACACGTATCGGCGGTAGTCGTATGCTTGAAGCGCTTGCGGCTCTAAAGGCGTCTTCTCCTACGGGCGCTAGTGGTATGGGTGCACTTAATGAGACTGAAGGTAAGGCTTTGATGTTCCAAGAGGGCGCGCTTGATATTATGGCCCCGAAAACAACAGTTCAATCTCTGCTGAGCGTTATTGAGAATACGGACACTGCGATTTCAAACCAGCAACTTGCATTTGATACTGCTTTCGGGACAGTCGATATCATGCCAAATGAAACGGGTGTTACCGCAATTGATAAGACTGAGAAAAAAACAGGAATGTATGACCTTAACGGGAACCCGCTGTGATGGATGAAGAAACTAAAACACCGCAAGAAAATCAGGATGTGCAGCAAGATGAGCGAGCTCCTGATTTTGAGGTTATAAACGTAGGTGCAAATCAAATCAGCATTCAGGCAGGAGCGTCACAAGAGGCGCGCCAAAAAGCAATTCAACATTATATGTCTACACCTGAATTTTACTCCTCAATTGACCGGAAAACAGGTTCAAATTATGACGTAAGAAACGCAGTTGGAAGCGCGCTAAAACCAGAAGACAAGCTCAATACATTGCGCCAATTTTATCCAGATGCGCAACACTTCGACGATGACAACTTTGTTTATACTGATCCTGAAAGCGGTCGGATTAAATTACACAACCCAAAAGGTTTGGATATCGGTGATGTTTTTGGTTTTGCTAGGGAGTTGTCAATTGCTGCTGGCTCTACTTTAGGTGCAATTGCAGGCGGTACAGTCGGTGCCGCTGCTGGATTGCCTGCGGGCCCCGCTGCCATCGCAACAGGCGCTGGTGGTGCAGCCGCCGGCGCTGGTTGGGGCGCAGCTGCAACGGCTGGTGTGTATGATTTTCTTGCCGAACAATTTGGTTCAACCGTTCGAACAGAAAACGTTTTAGAGCGCACCGCTGGACTTGCCACTGAGGGTCTAGGGGCGGCGGCGGGTCAGAGGATTGGTGAAATCGTTATTCCTAAAGCTATATCAGGCGCGAAAAAGGTTTTGGGTGGCGGCACTGCGAAAGCGCAGGCAATTTACGAGATGTTGACCGCAAGAGGCATCACACCGACTGCCGGTGCTGTTACTGGTGGGCGTGGCACTGGCCGTATTGAAACAGCATTAGATCAAGCTGCGGCATCATCCACAACGATGAGAAACCAAATTGAAAGCGTTGTCTCGGAATCAGAACAAGCCGTTAAGGCTTTGGCGGCTAAAGTTGGTAAAGCCAGAAGCCAACAGGGCGCAGGACAGGCTATACAGTCTGCTGCTTACAGATCAATTGAAAAATTCAAGGTCGAACAGCGTGCGCTAGAAGATAAACTAAGTAAAGAGATAGGCGAAGACGCAATGTTCTCTATTGATGAACTGCGCAACTTTTATAGTGAGTTGCAAGGTTTTGCTGGTGAAATGCCGGGGTTCTCAAAGCAGGCTTACGGTTCAATCATGGGGACGCTTGACACTCTCTTATCTGATGCTGCCGAAAATGGTGGTAGAGTGCCTTACAGTGCTTTTCGACAAATTCGCACATTTTTCGGCGAGAAGATGTCAGATATGACAGAAGGAGTTAACCGCGGAATTTATAAAAGGCTCTACGCTGCGATGAGTGACGACTTGAGAGCAGGTGCAGAACTGCGTGGGCTTGGAGGGATGTTCGACGAAACCATTGCGTTTACCAGGAATTTCAAGACAGAATACAGCGACTTGCTTGAAAAGATGACCGATTTAGACGCCCCAGAAAAGGGGTACAGGTTTCTTTTGAACAGTCGGCGAGATGGTGGAACGTTTTTTAAAAAACTCAAAGATCAATTCACCTCAGATGAATGGGGGGATGTATCCGCAACCATTATTCAAAAGATGGGGTATAAAAACTTTGGTAATGAGGCTGATGACGCGTTTTCGGTTAATACATTTCTAACAAACTACCAAAGCATTGCGGATGAAGCAAAGGCGGCACTGTTTACTGACATTCCAAATGGAAAAGCTATTTCTCAAAGCCTTGATGAACTTGTAACGGTATTTGGGGAGATGGCAAAAAGTCAACGTCTTGGTAATTTTTCAAATACGGCCGGTGCCGCACATACCTTGCAATTGATGGACGCTCTTGGTGGTGATTTAACAAAGATTGTACTTGGCGCGACAGCTATCGGTGGACATCCCGGCATTGCAGCGGCTGGTTTAGCTGCAACAGTTATGGGTAAAGTTGTCACGCCTTTGGCAGCATCTAAATTGATAACTAACCCTGCTTTTGTTAGATGGCTTGCAGAAGGTCCAGCAGTAAAAACAGGCGCGCAAGCAGGTCAGCACATGGGAAGGTTATTAGCTGTTTACAAAGCTAATCCTGAAATAAGGGATGCATTAGATGAATTTTTTGATAAAATGAACTCAACAGAAATTAACCAAAATGAGGTTAAATAATGACAATCTCAAGCACAACATCAAGCGTGTCCTATTTAGGTAACGGTAGTACAACAGATTTTCCGATTACTTTTCCTTTTAAGGGATCGGGCATCAATTCTGAGATCCGTGTGATTGAGGTTGTTGTTGCAACTAGCGTGGAAACAGAAAAGACTAACGGCACTGATTACACTGTTACAGGTGGTGATGGGTCAAATGGTACAGTCACGGCGACAACTCCACCTGCATCAACGGTTAAATGGGTGATAATTCGAGATACAACCCAAACTCAAGAAGTTGATTATGTTGAGAATGACCCGTTTCCAGCAGAAGTCCATGAGGCTGCGCTGGATCGCCTAACTATGATTGCCCAAGAACACGAGACAAATCTAGGCAGAACAGCACAATTGCCGGAAGGATATACAGGATTGTTTGATCCGACATTGCCTGATATTACAGCAAATCGCTTTTTAAGTATTAGCAGTGATGGGCTTAACTTCGAATTGTCAGATGTTGGCGCTTTAGGTAATGTTGTGATATCTGATGATGTGCCGCAAAACCTTGGGACTGCCTCTTCTGGTACGTCTTCTGAAGTGTCAAGGAGCGATCATGTGCATAACTTGCCTGATGCCGCAGATTTGAACCTTGAGATAGGAACTGACGTTCAAGCATATAGTGATTTACTCGCTGACATATCAGGCTTAACTGTTTCATCAGGGGACATATTATATGTTAATGGCACCAGTAATATTGTGAACCTCTCTAAAGGAACTGATGGTCAAGTTTTGTCACTTGCGTCAGGCCTTCCATCATGGCAGGATGCCGCGTCTGGCGGCAAGTTAATTCAAGAGGTGACGTTTCAAGATGGAGAGGTAGCTACAGGAACTACAACGGCAACCCTAGACGACACTCCTCCCCAGAATACGGAAGGGACGGAGTTTATGTCTCTATCTATTACCCCGACAAGTGCCACAAACAAGCTAATCATTGAAGTGGTTGCCAACTATTCAAGCGGTGCTGCTGCTCAGATGATTATGGGGCTATTCCAAGATTCAACTGTTAATGCTATTGCTGCTACACAAGATATCGCAGATGGGGCTGGTAATGCCCAGCAAATGCAGTTAACCCATACCATGACTGCTGGCACTACGTCAGCAACTACATTTAAAGTTAATATTGGAGCCAACACCGCTGGTACAGTGACGTTTAATGGCAGGTCTTCAGGCAGGATTTTTGGTGGTGTTATGGCTTCAACAATTACCATTAGAGAGGTTGAAGTATAATGGTTAACGTAAGAGACCCTAAAGCAATTGCATGGGCAAATGGAAGCGCACAGGGCATTAAGACTAAGGGCGGTAAGCTTGTAAACTTCCCCGGCGAAATGCCAACCCAGACACAAGTTGACGAATGGGAGGCTGAATATTCCGCGTTATCGAATAAAGATGAGAAGATAACTGAACTTTTGGAAGTTTTTAAAGTCATCTTAAATAACGGTATTAAATGGCGCAAGCTACCTGCCCATGATTGGTTTGATATTAAAATGGATGATGGCATGGCTAATTTCTTAAGCCGCGTTTATCAGCAGTTACAGGCCGGAGTAACTAACCCACACAATGGCAAGTTGTTTTCTGGTGGTAATTCAGTTGACATTGATGATACTGGTATGGAAGAACTATGTGAGTTCTCAGCGGCTTGGGGACATGCGGTTTCGTTTGTTCATCAATCAACTAAAGCCGGATTAGAAGACGGATCAATCGATCCTACCACATTTGACCCATCGTTAGTGGATTGGTCAATCACTTGGCCTGCCCCAAAGATCGCAATTGGCTGGTCAAATAACACCGTAACCCAAAAACCATAATCATAAAGGAATAGATAATATGGCTTATAAAGCAAAAAAGCGCACATCTTCAAAGGGAACTTCGAAATCTCGAAAGAAAGGTCGTGCATAAAAAATGCCGCACGTGATTGCATTGATAGGAATGTTCTTGCCGTTTCTGTTCTCATGGGTCGGGGCTTGGCAAGCATACGACATCGTTAAGGATTTACTTATTGTCATACTTGCATTTTCTGCCCACTCAGCCGTCCCGTTTAGACAGTATACTGCAAAGGCTATAACTTCATTTACATTCGTTTGTGCATCACTGGCAACAATTCACAATTTAGCGATAGACTTTGAACTGATTTCATATCCTATTGAAGTCTTCGCTTCATTTCTTTTTAATATTTGCATTGTCACTTTTTTTTCAACGTTCGTTCTGTATCGTTACGATGACATAAATAATGATGACCTTTTGAAAGGTAAATTTTATCACATCTATGGTCGCCCACGTTACGGCTTGGGCATGATTGCGTTTTATCTATCTCTTGGTACGTTTGGCGAGCACTACATAACAAATGGGGTATATGTTTGGAAGTTCTGCAAACTTTCAGGCGAGTTTGAACGAGTTCTTTTCGAGCCTAAATACGTAAATAACCGTAAGCTTGTGTTGATACGTGGCGACATAAGTGATAAGTTAAACTCTAAGTTAGGTAGTAATTGGTCATTAATTAACAATTGCTTGACGCTTATTTTTATTGCGTTGAGGTTAAGAAAATGAACAGTGCAGAAATTGCCAGAAACTCTTCTGATATTAAGCACCTAGGAATAGACTTAAAAAGAATAGAAGGTGATAGCAAGGAAACTGCCAAGCTTGCTACTGACAACGCGAAAAATATAGCGTTGATGCAAGGTTCAATTGAGGAAACACGGCAAGAAGTTCATATTATGCGTTCAGATTTTGATGATTTCAGGCAAGAGATGAAGAAAGAGATCAAAGAAATCAAGGACACGCACGCCGCTAAAACTCAGATAGACCACGCTTTCCAATGCGAGACAAGCGCAACCCTAAAAAGCTTGTCCGATAAAATGGATAGAAGCCGATTTAATATCGTAAAAGTTTTCGAATGGATCGCAAGCAACCCTAAAATGGGTGCCATAATGATCTTCTGTTTTGCGATTATTTGCGTATCCATAGCCGTCCCTGACCAGCTTGGGGCAATGTTCGAAGCTTTAGGAAGTATTGGAAAGATGAAATGACATATCGATTAAGCAAAACCAGTTTTTCACGCCTTGAAACTTGTCACCGTGATTTGGTCTTGTTGGTTGAGTACGCAATCAATCATGAAGACTGCCCTTGTGATTTCACAGTTGTTTGCGGCGTGCGTGGTCGTGCGGCACAGGAAGAAGCTTTCAACCAAGGCAACAGCAAAGCAAAGTTTGGCAAGTCCCCACACAACTTTTCCCCATCGTATGCGGTTGATTTATCCCCGTATGTAGGCGGTGGGATCGCTTGGACAGATACAGACCTGTTTAGAAAGCTTGCCGACCACATGAAAGCTTGTGCGAAGGAATTGGGCATCCTTATCACATGGGGAGGCGACTTCAAATCAATCGTTGACATGCCTCACTATGAATTGACGTATTGGCGCGACATGAAAAAGGAGCTTGCGGAATAATGTTGGGAATTTTAGGTCAGATTTTTGGCGCGCCGGGCGTCATTGAAAAAGGTCTTGAACTCATTGACGATGCATTCGAGAGCGACGAAGAAAAAGGGAAAGCAAAACTCAAGCTAAAATTCAACTGATGCAAGCTTATGCGCCGTTTAAAATTGCGCAACGATATCTTGCTTTGATGTTCGGTGGCATGTTTGTCGTGAGCTTCTTTCTTGTACTTGTCATGACATTGGCTGGTTATGATGTTGAGCCAGTGTTCGTTGTGCTTGAAAGGTTTAACGTTGGCTGGGTCATGACTGCAATTGTGTCGTTTTATTTTGGCGGTGGATTGGTCGAAAGTTTTAAAAGGACAAAATCATGATCATCGAACAATCACTGTGCATCGTTTACGCCGCTATCCTGATGGCGTTTATTCGCCGTATCGACGGGCAAGAGAAGCCTTTGAAAACAGATCGCGTCCTTATTGGTTTCGTTGTCCGGTCTTTCCCTGTTGCGTTATTTGCTCTCATGTGCGGCCTTATGTTTGATATGGA